GCTTTTAAAACTGATATAAAAAAAGATGATATAGTTTATGTTCACCATAACATATTTAGAAGATGGTACAACATAAGAGGTGAAGAAAAAAATAGTTCTAATTATTTTAATGAAGATTTATATTTTGCTGATATAACGCAAATATATATGTATAATTTAAAGTGTAATTTAAACTATTGTTTTGTAAAACCAATTAAAGATAAATCATTTTTAAGCACTCAGAAAGAGCAAGAGCATTTTGGTATATTAAAATATTCTAATAGCTCGTTAGAAGCCGTAGGATTAAAACCTGGAGCGCTAGTGGTATTTACACCTAACTCTGAATTTGAATTTATTATTGAA